TTCCAACAGCCAGCAGGACCAGAGCAAGGCGGTATGACACCACCAGCGGGTGCTGATGCAATGGACCCTACTGGTGCAGGTGGCGGCTCAATGGGCGTAGGACAGACTCCTGTGCCGGGTGAACAAGGATTTAGTGCGAATGGACAAGGAAATACTCAGCAAGCTGAAGCCGCTGGTCAGCAACAACCGCCAATGGGACCACTTCAGTAAATACTTAGATGTGCTGATTGAACAGCAGCATCGTACATTAGAGCAAGGCGACAGTACTATTTTAATGCATCGTGCGCAAGGTGCAATAGCTGTACTACGCAATATCAAAACTTTAAGGGACGCTATCAATGGCTAGACGTATGGCAGAACAAATGGAACTCTTTGAGCCTGTAGAACGTGGGTTCGATGAAGGCGGTCTTATGGACGAAGGCGGTACAGTAGACCCTGTATCTGGTAATGATGTACCACCCGGTTCTACACAAGAAGAAGTTCGTGATGACATTCCTGCTCAACTCAGTGAGGGTGAATTTGTTTTTCCTGCAGACGTAGTGCGTTACATTGGCCTTGAGAACTTGATGCGTATGCGCCAAGAAGCAAAGCAAGGTTTGGCTCAGATGGAAGCTATGGGTCAGATGGGCAATAGTGAAGAAGCTACTGTCGAAGATAATTTGCCTTTTGATATGTATGATCTTGACGTAGAAGACGGAGAAGAGTATAATAGTGAAACTAGAAACTACCAAGTAGGTGGTTATGTGGCTCCTAACATTCCTTACAATAGACCTAATCAAGTAAATCCACAGACAGGTACATACACACTTCCGGGTACAGGCATTGCCGGTTATCAAACTCCAACAGGTGGACAGACAGGCTACACACCTTATGGTGGAGCCGCACCTTACTTTCAACCAGTACAGTTTACAGGACCACAGTTTCAAACAGCGACACAAACAACTAACTTACCTACCTTTGCAGAAACAGTAGGTGGTAGCCCCGGTCAGTATGACGAACTAATAACTTATGTAAATGACGCAGGTCAAATTTTGCAGATACCATTTAAAGATGGGCAACCTATTTATCCTATTCCTGAAGGGTATCGTCCTCAAGGAGACCAACCAACTGCAGAACAACCTACTACCCCCGTTACTACTACTCCAGTAACAGACCAAGGTGGTGATGGTGGTGGCGCAGGTGATGAGGGTATCCAAACTAGTGCAACAGTAACTTTAGGTGGTCAATCCGGCACAGGCAGGCAAAAAGGTTTACGTGTAGGAGATTATAAAACTTTTGGTATTAGCTATGATGTACCGGGCGGTCTTCCGGGTGCCGCTGGCGTATTAAGTACTGTAGCTGGTTTGGCTTTTGGTAAAGGTCTTCCCGCAGGTGCTACTGCGAATATTTATGATCGTGACTTTCCAAAGGCATCCGTTACAGTTTCTGCTGCCGATTTTAATGCAATGAAGACTGCCGGTTATAAAGGTGAATTAGCAGACATGTATAAGGGTGCGCTTAGTACTACTGCAGATATATTAAATAATAAAGCAGTAACCATTTCTGCTCCTGACATTATGGGTACGAAAACAGGAAGAATGCTAGATGCAAATGGCAATCCTATCGGAGATAAAGCGCAAGCTATAGTAGAAAAAGCCGTTGTTGGAAGTGTTTTATCTAACGTAAAAACATCTGTACCGGGTTTCTTAGGTAAAATTAATAACTTTGGTAAAGTTAGTTTTGAAGAAGCCGTAGCTAATGCAAATGATGCACAAAAAGCTGTACTAGATAATATGGGCGTTGATTATGACACGTCACTAGATGTTACTGCAGCAGAAAAAGCAGATATGGCTAGACAAGAAAAAGAAGCACTGGAAATGGCTACATTTCTTGCTAATGAAAGAAAAGCAGATAAAGCAAGGGCAGAAGCAGCAGCAGCAGCGAAAGCAGCAGCAGCGAAAGCAGCAGCAGAACAAGCCGCCAGAGATAATAATAATAATGATAATGATGGCGGCATGGGCTTTGATAGTGATGGCGGCACTGCTGATGCAGATTCAGGTGCTGATGATGCTATGGGTGATGGTGGTAATACCACAGGTGCAGATGAAAGTGATGCAATTGAATAATAAAGCTGCGTAAGAGGCTTACTTAAATCTTACAATCAGTTGGCTACTCACTCCCCACACCCGACAGTGTGGCTACGGTGGCCCCAACAAAAGGAAATAAAATGAACGATACAATCATGGCAGAAGAAATGCAAGCACCAAAGAAAGTTGCATTTGCTAATCGTAAATACACTAATGAAGAAAAACGCAAAATTGAAGAAGAAGAACTAGAAAAGCTAATGCAGGAACAGAAGGGTGAAGTAGAGCAAGAAGTTGCTGAACCGGAAGAAGTTGAACCTACTACAGCAGAAGAAAAAACCTTTAAGAAGCGTTACTCTGACTTACGCCGACACCAGCAGAAACAAGCTGAAGAGTTTAAGGCTGAACTAGATGCAATGAAACGGCAGCTTGAGTCAGCCACTAAAAAAGAAATGAAGCTACCCAAGTCGGATGAGGACATTGAAACATGGGCAGCAGAATATCCAGATGTAGCAGCTATCGTAGAAACAATTGCAATGAAAAAGGCACGTGAGCAATCTACTGCCCTTGAAGAACGCATGAAAGCAATTGATGAGTTACAGAATAGTGCTACTAAAGAAAAAGCTGAAGCAGCATTAATGCAGATGCATCCTGACTTTGACGAGATTAGAGACAGTGATGACTTTCACAATTGGGCAGAAGAACAGCCTAAGTGGGTACAAGATGCATTGTATGACAATGACAATGATGCACGTTCAGCAGCTAGAGCAATTGATTTGTATAAAGCTGACATGGGTATTTCTAAAAGCAAACCTACTAAAGATAAAGATGCAGCTAAGTCTGTATCTACAAAGAATAGCCGTAGTAAACCTCAAGATGATGGTACGGTTACATACCTAAAAGAATCTACAGTTCAGAAAATGTCACCTCAAGAATACGAGGCAAAGTCTGATGAAATCATGGAAGCCATTCGTAGTGGTAAGTTTGTCTATGATGTTTCTGGTTCTGCTAGATAAAAAAGTGTTGACAAGTAGTTATTTTTAAGTATAACTAGAGTCAGATAAGTGTAACTAGGGTAGCTACTTGGTTACACTTATAATCAGCAAACAACAATAACCCTTTCGGATTACCTGATAAACATGGCCTGTTGAATAGTTGGGCGGCCACCTAACTAGAATACACACCCTACGTTGTTCAGCCTCTGCTAAGAATTGTAATGTTTGCATCTGTAAAGCTAATTAACAGGAGATGGAAATGGCTTTTACTTCCGCTGCTGGATATGGAAACCTACCTAATGGTAATTTTTCACCAGTAATTTACTCCAAACAGGTGCAACTTGCTTTCCGCAAGGCCGCTGTTTGTGAGGCAATCACCAACTCTGATTACTTTGGTGAAATCGCTTCAATGGGCGATTCAGTTAAAATCATCAAAGAACCAGAGATCACAGTTAAGGCATATGAGCGTGGTACTACAATCACTCCTCAAGACCTTGATGACGAAGACTTCAACCTGACAGTTGACAAAGCTAACTACTTTGCATTTAAGGTTGATGACATTGAAGAGGCACACTCACACGTAAACTTCCAGTCACTGGCAAGTGATCGTGCGGCTTACCGCCTCGCTGATCAGTTTGACCAAGACGTTCTTGGCTACTTGGCTGGTTACAAACAGTCTGCAATTCACGGCACACCTAACGCAGTTAATACAACTACTAACGGTTCTGTTGCTGTTTCAACTGCAGGTACAGACGAATTGTTGACATCAATGAAGCTGACAGGTACAGACTTCAACGATGGCGGTGGTTCATTGACAGGTGGCGAGGCAATCGCTATTAGTCCACGTACAGGCGCAGGTGCTGCTCCTACTGGTGCAGGTGACGCTAACCCACTTCAGGTTATCGCCCGTATGTCACGTTTGCTGGATCAGCAAAATGTTGACACACAGGGACGTTGGCTTGTTCTGGACCCAGTGTTCATGGAAATCCTGAAAGACGAAGATTCACGTTTGTTTGATGCTGACTTTGGCGGTTCTGGACTTCAGAATGGCGTTGTAAGCAACAACATTCATGGCTTTACCGTCTACTCGTCTAACAATCTGCCAGCCCTTGGTACAGGTCCATCCTTTGCGGGTGCAAACTCTGCTGCCAACTTTGGTGTGATTGTTGCTGGTCATTCATCTGCTGTTGCAACTGCAGAGCAGATTAATAAGACTGAGACATATCGTGATCCTGACAGCTTCGCTGACATTGTTCGTGGTATGCATTTGTACGGACGTAAAATTCTACGTCCAGAGGCACTTGTTAACGCCTCTTACCATCTGGCTTAAAGGGGGAATAAGACATGGCTAATATTACCGCAGTTCTACATCCCGCTTCAGGGAACTCACAGCGTGGACGCAATCCGTATTACGTTGATGTGACAATTGACCTGACTGCAAATAGCATTGCTCCCGGCGATACTATTCAGGCAATTACCGTACCTGCCAATACTCTAATCATGGGTGCTGGCTTTCAAGTTGTAGAATCTGCAACTATGAATACGGCTACAGATGCTACTGCTGCTCTTGGCTTCACTGGTGGTGATGTCGATGAGTTTGCTGCAGCACTTGACATTGACGGTGCGGCTGATGGTGCTTACGCTCCACAGGTTGCAATTGATGGACTAGCACTTTCTACATCTGGCGATACAATTGATTTTGTGTTGGCAGGTAGCGGTGCTTCATTTACAGCAGGTAAGCTACGTGCTTTCGCTGTAATGATGGACATCAGCGATCAGGGTGACACGACTGCTAACGAAGTAGATCGTGACGCACTTGCCTAAGTAACATGAGGGGGCAGGGAAACTTGCCCCTTCACTTTCATTAAGGATGTAATATGGCATACGATTTTCTTGGCTTAGTAAATGCAGTAAACAGGCGGCTGAATGAGGTAGAACTCAGTTCAGCTAATTTTGCATCAGCTACAGGTTTCTATTCACAAGCTAAAGATGCGGTTAATGCATCTATTAGATATTTAAATCAGTCAGAATACTTTTGGCCTTTTAATCACACTACACAAGAAACTACACTAACAGCCAATACTAGTCGTTATGCGTTTCCTACAAATGCTAAAGTAATTAACTTTAAAACTTTTCGTATCAAAGAAAATTCTTCATTAGGTAATGCTACTACACGGCTTACAGAAATCGCTTATGAAGATTATTTAGATAAGTATATAGATCAAGAATACAGTTCTTCTCTTGGTCAGGGTGTGCCTACACAAGTAGCGCAAGCACCTAGTTTAGAATTTATTATGACACCAGAACCAGATAAAGCGTATGAACTAGTATATG